GAAGCGCTCCCGCACAATGTTAGATTACATTGGTGGAACGAAGAGTGCGCCTTACTTTGGAGGTAAAACTCCAAGGACGGCTCCCCGTTCTGATTGGAGACCTTTCCATGTTGAAGAAATTCTCATACATGATAGGTTAATCAATCAGCTGTGGAAAGAGTATCCACAGACAGTTTCTCAAAGATTATGGGGTTGTGATAACTACCCTTACATCACTGAAGATACTGATTTTCAAGATTTCCCTGCTGGAGTGCTGTCCTCTTTACAAGAAGGGGGCACAAAGGTCAGGTGGATTGCTAATCCACATCTGTCACTCCAAGCTTTTGGCGAACCACTCAAAGATCGTCTCTTTGCTTACGCAAAAGAAATGTATCCTGAGGTGAAAACCCATGACCAGGATTCTGGTCGGGCGGACGCCGTTCAGTGGATTAGTGAAGGAAAAACCGTATACTCATACGATTGTTCTTCTTTTACTGATAGATTCCCTCTTGCCCTACAGAGTTTTGTACTCGATAGGTTGCGGGAGGCTAGAGTCATCGATGATTTTGACCTAGCCGCGTTTGACGTGGTGATGTCTAAGAGTTGGTACTCTAAGGATCTACGCCGTGAAATTAGTTGGGAAGTGGGGCAGCCGTTAGGCTTTAACCCTTCATTCCATCTTGCAACTGTTTCACATGCAGTTGTCTTGGATACTCTAGATGAGGATCGGACAGGTCTTTGGCGTGTTGTTGGTGACGATGTTATCATCGGTCACGCTCCACTAGCACATAAGTACTACCGATTAATGACAGAGGTTCTGGGTGTTGAAATTAACACCACAAAATCCGTCATATCGGACCGTGTAGCAGAATTCCTTGGGAAACTTTTGTTTCCAGAGGGGGAAAACCCTTCCATCAAGGTTAAGCTGTTATCTCAGGTATCCCAATATGTGCGATGTATTGCATATTATGGGGATGAGTTCATCGGTGTTGTGAACAATAAAGAAAAACTTTATTGTCTCGCAGCATTCCTCCCAGAAAGTATGGGTGGTCTTGGGATTACTCCCAAGGGAATGTCACTAGCTGAGTTCATCTCATGTCTTAACATGGATGAGTTACAACGTGTCAGTCTCAATCGCGAAATTCGTGATTTTCACGACGGTAAGGACCCGAAAGGGCGTTTCGAAGCATTGAAATCGTTTCTGGAACTTAAGAGTATCATACTCGAAAAGAACACAGAACGTCTTTCGCTTCTGGGTATTGGAGAAATCCAAACCCACGTTGGGGACTCTGTTTTTCTGAACGAGCTCACCGGGCTTTGCAGCACGGGACGCTCGGCGCCTAAGGCGTCAACAGAACGGTCTACGAACTCTTGGACAGATATCGTAGATACCGGATGGCTCCTTGGTTTCAAGGATGCACAAATGATGTCCATTGAAGAGTCAGTAATTCGTTTTACAACGAAAGGCTATTCTTCGAACTCGCGCTCTAACTTCAAGAGTAATATCTCAAAGAAGGACGAGGAAATTAGAGACAAAAGAAAGGGTTCGACCCTCTCAAACTCTCAATCTTTTAACTTACTTAAGGATGGAAATCGTCATGACGACCAACACCCCACATCAGCAAGAAAATTCTTCAATCGTGAAGGGCTCAGGAAAATCCTTAACCTCTACGAATAAGAAGAGTAAGCCGAAGTCTAAATCTGTAACCAAACCAAAGGGAATTCCAATGGTAAAGTTCGATTCGGAGACCAAGATCCTATCACTAATGTCATCTTATGATGTACAGAGTGGAGGACCAGCAGCTATCCAGACAAAGTTTGTACTGAACCTTTCCAAACTTGACGAAATGTCAAGACAATTGGTGGTTCAGGCTGTCAAACTTGGCACGTGCCATGGTAGTGAACAGAAACTCATAGGAGATTCCTACACTACAACGGATAAAGAAGGCAAACAGGTAACTGTAAAACCAACTTTACCTGCCGATAAACTTATCAATATTATTTCTAATATTGAAAAGCGTCAGGCCGTTAAGCTAGAGGTCAACGAGACAAAACCTACCGAGTAATCGGCGGATAGTCTGATGACGTGGAGACGTCCCTAGTAACCTAGGAAAACTCATTTTGAAGTCTAGCTCAGTGGTAGAGCACCGCTATAACATAGCGGAGGCCCAGGGTTCG